AAACTTTTGCTACCATTTTACCAACTGATTTACCTAATGCAAATCCCGTTAAACCACCTATAATAGAACCAAAGAAACCTTCATTTGTTATTTCTTCATTAAGTCTCTCCAGGTCGTATGTACCATCCTCTTTCATGTATTCCTTTTCGAATAATTCTAAAGCCTCATCTATTTTAGCTTCTAATTCAGGAGTCCATTCTTCTTGAAGACCTTCGTTAACAAGTTTCATATCATTCTCAGTGATAGTGTTCTCGATTAAGTATTTATTAAATGTTTTCATGTATTATATATCAATTTATTTTATTCTACCTCTAATCTAAGATTTAATTTATTATAATAGAATGTAACCTCAAATGTATTAAAGGATGCCACGTTTTCCGCAAAGTTTAAATTTAACTCGTTAATAGAATTCATAATACAATCTGTAAATTCCATATATGCTACAGATGCACCTTCAGCATCTAATATTCTTAAACTCAATGGATCTATATATGCTTGCTTAGTTGATCTAGCATAATACCACAAAAGAGTATCCATCATAATCCAATAATTAATAAAACCATCCAACAATTGCATACTAACTGTAAATTCTCTATTAATTACATTTTGAATTGGCAATGCACCTCTGTGATATCTCTTAGTACCGTCGTTATCTTCTTGTGATAATGGATCAAACGATACGCCTGGTATATTAACACCTTGTATACTGTAATTAATAAAATCTACAGGTTCTGATAGTAAACTTCCAGGTATTTTATTTAAATATTTTTTATACTTATCTGCAACCTCTTTAGGTATAAATCCCCTAGGAAACCTAAAATCGAATGAATTATTTCTGCTATTTAATACCATAATTAGATTTCAAATTTACCTGATAAAATCATATTTTCATCTATACCATTATTAACACTAATATAGAATGTATTGTTTTTCATACCCCTTATTGTGTTAGCATTTGCTTCACTTATTTTAAAGAGTACTTCACCTTCACCCATATTAATATCCTTATTGAATATATTATTAAATTTTAATTTTTGTTTACCATCTCCAAATGTCATAATTACATTTTCTATATTAGTAAATGATATGAATTCTACATCATCTCCTTTTCTTTTAGCTATTACAAATTTATAATATGATGTGAATGGCGGAATTTTAATGAGCAAATCACCTTCAGATTTAAAATCAGAAGTATCTACTTCACTAATATCTTGTCTTGTAATATCGTCAGTGTTAGATTCGAATACAATTTTTGACTTGGAAGCAATTACATTGTGTCTCTCTAAAAACGTAGGGACATACTTAGTACTTTTAGGCATGTTGTCAGTAAAAATGCCATTTATTATTTTGTTAGATGCCAGTTGAGGTAATACATTGTATACTTCGGTTAATTGATTAGGAGAATTAATTTTTAGTTTATTTAATCTCTTACCATATTTAGCAGCTTGTTTAACTGTTAAACTAGCCATTTTTACAATTTGTGTATTATCAGTTTGATTCCATATTCTCATTATAACATCAATAGAAAAACTAGAAGCTGTACTACTATTCATAATAACAGGTCTAAACACAATAGGTGTGTTAAAGTCCTCATATTGTGTATATGAAGTTTGGAATGTTTTAATTTCAGATGCACCTATAGTTTCAAAAACATCTATGTCATACATTACTATAATATCATCTGAAGTCGTGTTTATTTGATTTAATACATATGCTTCAAACGCACCTATAGAATTATCCTTTTCACCGTATATTCTAAAATAATCTCCATCATCAGCGTCTTCTACGACTACTGTAAAATCTTGAAATTCATCTTCTCTTGAAATTGTAAACTTATTTTCCTCCCCTGTAATAAAATAATCATATCCATTAAAGGTTTCTAATTGATCAATTAATTTAAACGTTAGTTCATAATTAGAAGAAGGATCTAAATCACTTGAACCTATTGTACCATCTCCATAAAACCTATCATTAAATTCTTCATTTTGTTGAACTAATGTGGGTATTTTAAGATCTATAAATTTGCTATACAGTGTTTCCCCTAAAATAAATGGCTTAGGATTAGCATATTCATAATTACTAGTATTTAAATAAACAAGTTGAGTTAAATTATTTCTTACATTAGAAGATCTCTTCGCCGCTATTTCAAATAAAAATCCTTCATAACCTCTGGCAGAAAAATTATAACCACTCCTAAAGTGTAATCTAATACTATCATATTTAATATAATTAATATTAGCAGTAGCTTCAGTTTGATAATTTAAAAGATCTGTTTCATTACCACCAGTCCAACTTACATTACTATTAATATAATTGAACATTTCATAATCACCCGTAGAATCATATCCTAATAAGGCATATCTAGTACCGCTTGCATCTGATTGTACTGCATGATATCTACCTATAGTTTGATTGATATCATTACCGGTATTTTCATCTGGATTTGCAAATAATGGATTTGCTCTAGTGTCTATTATAATTTTACCACCTATTAAATCCCCGCACGTGTATTCGATTGTGCCAGTTTGATTAGGCGTAAACTGACCAATCTTAGTAACATTTGAATAAGAATAAATTCCTAAAGCACCGCTAATTTGAAATAATTCTGGATTAGTTAATTCACTTAAATTAAACTTATAAGTTTTACCGCTCTGTAATAAAAGAGTTCTTGCAGCAAAGTTTTCTACAGATATGTAACCTGAATTTTCAGTAACATCAAAATTAACAACAGCACTTCCTAATTCATTTATTAAATGTCTTTTTGCAAATGGATTACCCTTAACTGTGTCTAAGAATTTTACCTCGCTACCATTGTCATCCACTTCTATTTGGTATTTAGAAGGATTTGATTGGTCGTGGTAAATAAATTCTAAAAGAATATCAGAATCTAAGTAAAAATATCTAGATGATTGTGCCATTGTTTATATTAATTTTAAAATCTTAACCATTTAGGAGAATAATATAATCCTAATCCGATTGATGGACCAGTACTTATTACTTGATTGTTGTTTAGATTGATTCCATAACCGATACCAATACCTACTGACCATCCTCCTTTCATTTTAGGTTTTTGATTTAATCTTGTATTTATAAGGTTTATATTTTCTATATTACTAAAAGTTAATCCTGGATATGACGTAGAAATTTTTAATTGATCTGCTCCGTTTATTCTTTCTATGGCTGCTAACAGACTAATTGTATGTTCGATATCAAAAGAAGCATTTCCATAATTTAATCCAGTATCATGCCTTGTTATTAACATATCACCCATTAAATTTCTAGAATTACCATTACCAAAATCATCAAACTTAGAAAATGTTAATTTAGTTGTTGTTGAATCCACCTCAGATGATGTTACGTTAGCCAATAAACTATCTTTGATATCTATATCAGCTGATAAAAGAGTATTAACCTTGTTTAAATCTTTATTTAAATTAAGAGCCTTTCTGTATTTTAAAACCAATTCATTTTGATCATCCTTTAAATCATTTATATCAAATTCATAAGATCTTATCTTAGATATTAAATTACCGTTTTCTGCTATTAATTGATTAACAGAATCTTTTGATGCTAAATAATTATTAAAATTACGATCAGAAGTTTCTTGAACTAATTCTAATTCTTGTTTTAAATTTTCAGTTTGATTACACTGTCTTAAAAACAATAAAACAAAAAGAGCACCCAATACAAACGTAAGGGTGTTCTTATTACTTAATATGTTTTTAAAATTTATCACTTTCTATTTTTCCTTTAAATTTATAAAAATTCTTCAAGTGTAGGGTCTCCACCGTCTTTATTATCAATAACAAAATCAGTTTCTGCATTATGTACTAATATACCGTTAGCGAAATAAACATCTTCAGATTCTACGTCAATTGACCATGTTGAAAATGGTTGTGCAGTTTTTACCAACGATTTAGTGTTAACTAAAATCCATTGAGAATCTTCATTTAACATAAATTCTCCTACGTTTACGTCACTTGCCTTTTTCCAAGAAACCATATTATTGACATCTTTAATTAAAACAGGATGTTCAAATGTTATTTTAAGAGAACCTTCATTGAAATTATAATAAGAAGAATATGTGTCCACTGTGACATTAGTAACTTCTACTGATGTAAATTCACCTTCAAGATTATCTACATGAGAAGTCCATTCTCTATATGCCTCTTCAGAACCATCATAACCATTGATATTATAAGATAACAGCATATCACCCAGTTGTATGTTTTCAATTGCTTTAGTTTCGCCATTTGCTAATGTAATCATTTCACCAGCTATGTGACATCCGCCGCCGCCTCCGCCGCCTCCGGTATACGAAGTAGTTGCTGTTGGAACTAGCGTTGGACTTAGTGTAGCAAAAGGCGTTGGACTTAGTGTAGCAATAGGTGTTGCACTTAGTGTAGCAAAAGGCGTTGCACTTAGTGTAGCAATAGGTGTTGGAACCGGTGTTGCCGCTACTGTAGGCACTGGTGTTGGAACCGGCGTTGCAGCTACTGTAGCCGTTGGCGTTGGCTCTATTACTGGTGATGTACCTTGTGTTAAAGTTACACCTAAAGTATATCTAATATTACTATTATCTGGGTGTGCAATAACAAGAGGTTCTAGAATAATACTTGTAGGGAATTTTGCTCCTCCGTCAAGACTAGTGATTATACAACTTCCTACTACATTTCCATTTATATTAGTACCGTATACAAATTGTACACTATATCTGGAATCCTTAGATATTATAGTAGGTACTTGATTGGTAGTTGTTGCCGTATCTGTGTAACTAAAGCTCTTAGTTACTGAAGACCCTGGACCGTTATTAAAATCATCCAACGTAACGCTCGTGACATTGATACCGTTATCATTAATAACGACCGATAGAATCGGTACAGGCGTTGGAGCCTGTGTTACAGGTATCGTAGGGAATGGCGTTGCAGTAGGCACTGGTGTTGGAACTGGTGTTACAGCTGATGTAGGTGCTGGTGTTGCAGTTGGAACCGCAGTTGGAGCCGCAGTTGGAGCCGCAGTTGGAGCCGGCGTTGCAGTCGGAGCCGCAGTTGGAGCCGGCGTTGCAGTCGGCGCAATAACTGTATTACCAGCTTGAGTCACTTCAATAGTATCAATTGTACTTGTGTTAGCATGCCTAACAGTAAGCGTTGCGTTTCTGGCAACACCCGAATTAGGCGATACTGTAATCGTCCAATCATCAGTAGTTCCCACCCTTACGATTGTAATCCAATCAGGTGGTGTATCCCATGAATATGAAGTCCCTAAGGGTGTGATATTCACTGTTCTTATGTATTCGTTTGCTGCCATTTTTATATTTATGTTTTTATATTTATCTTGTTTTTATTTTTATGATGATGGGCTTCCTCCACCTGTACCACATAATTCAGAAGCAGTAGTACTACCACCCGAAGAACTTGTGATTAACCATGATATAGACCCATTAGAATACCATCCGAATGGCATAAGACTATCCCATGTTGTTAAATTCATATCAGTCCAAAAGACTGAAGAAGTAGATAGTATAGCATCATTACTCCATAATGTATATTTTATAGATAATTCACCACATGCTGAACTGCTAGAACTGGAATTAAAACTTAATCTATGACTATAAGAAGTAACTGGTACTGGCGTTGCCGCTATAGTAGGCACTGGTGTTGGAACCGGTGTTGCAGCTACTGTAGGCACTGGTGTTGCAGCTACTGTAGGCACTGGTGTTGGTACTGGCGTTGCAGCTACTGTAGGCACTGGTGTTGGAACTGGCGTTGCAGCTACTGTAGGCACTGGTGTTGGAACTGGCGTTGCAGTTGGAACCGCAGTTGGTGCCGGTGTATATGCCACTGTAGGCAATGGCGTTGCAGTTGGAACCGCAGTTGGTGCTGGTGTATATGCCACTGTAGGCAATGGCGTTGCAGTTGGAACCGCAGTTGGTGCTGGGGTATATGCCACTGTAGGCAATGGCGTTGCAGTTGGAACCGCAGTTGGTGCCGGTGTATATGCCACTGTAGGCAATGGCGTTGCAGTTGGAGCAGGCGTTGCAGTTGGATTATTTTCTGCAATCGGGTGTATATTCCAAATAACATACTTATTAACATCTTGAGGATGACTTATTCTAACAACCCATGGTGTACCTATTGCTCTAAGTGCAGTTTCTATAATAACTCTACTATTAACAGAATCTACAGTGATATTTAAACCAGGTTCATTAACAGAAATATCTGAATAGTCTAATTCTGTATTTGCTGGAGTAATTACATAATTTAAATATAAAGTCTCAACTTTATTGTATACGTAATATAAATCGGCTACAGTATCACTGTCACCTGTAGTATATAATGGATCTATAAAAATAGATGCATTACCGGTGGGTGATCCATCAGTGTTAGCATCAATATCTCCTCCAGATATAGAAATAGTATCTGTAGCAGGTGATCCATCTGCGTTAGCATTAATATCTCCTCCAGAAATACCTATACTATCACCTACCGGAGAACCACAATCAGTACATAATTCTTTCCAAGTGTTATCGTTATAATAAGCTTCTACAATATTTAAATCGGTATTATATCTAATCATACCATACTGTGGTGTTACTGGTCTTTCTCCAGTAGAACCTGCAGGTAATCTTAAATATCCTTTAAACTCTGCATTTATATCAACATCTAATATACCATTACCAGAAGTTTCTAGTTTTATATTAGTGTCTCCTATAGATTTTAGATTTACACCCGCACCGGTAGCACTAAAAAAAGAAGTATTGGCTAAGAATGTAATTTTATCTGTTGTGGCACCAAATTCTATATTAGTACTACCAAATGAATTTTGAAAATTAAATTTAGAATATGCACCAGATTCAGTACTAGTTAATACTATTGTTTTGTCTACATTGTGCTGTAATTTAATATAACTTTCAAATGTTATATCTTTTGCAATTGTCAATCTAGAATTAGTATCAATATCACCATCCGTTAAACCTTCTTCAAAACTAGGATCACCTAACCAAATAATAGGCATATTTAAATCAGTGCCTATTTTGGGTTTTAAAATGGTAATTTCGTTTCTACCGTCATTATTAGAATCTACTTCGACTTTATACCATGGGCTATCAGTAGCACCAGATTCACCCTTTTGACCAGTATTACCGATATCTCCTTTTTCACCTTTTTGTCCTGTTAAACCAACCTGTCCTTGATCACCTTTTTGACCTTTGGGACCAGCAGGTCCTCCTCCATTTGCTAAAATTTGATCAAAATTATAGTTAATCTTTTCAAACTTTATAGAGTCTGAATCGCTTGGATGTAATATCTCTTGAATGTTAATTGCCATTTTATGACTTTATTTTTATCATAGGTTTGATGTCGTAAGAATATCCTAATCTTTTATTATATATCAACCTAAAATTCATAGGCTTTTGTTTGTGCGGTTTAAACGTAAAGTTATTGTCGGGGGAAAATCCATTTTCACCTGGATTATCAACATCCGCGATGTCAATTATATTCGATTCAGAACCTTTAAATCTGCGAGTGTACAAAGATATAGAATCAACTACAAATTTCTTAATAATATTTCTATTTATATAAAACTCTGCATCATCTTCTAATGTTGTTTTATCACCCGCAGAATCAATAGCATTTACATAACTTTTAATTCTATTTAAAACTCCATCATTTTTTAATAATCTAACAACAGAATCGCTTATATAAAAATCCGCTACGAGTTGATCTTCATCTTCAAATATTATTACTTCGCTTTGATTTGTCGCATTCTTTAAAATAAGATCTAAATCCTCTTGGCTATTTACGTGTTGAGATGTAAATGAAATAACATCGTACGAATCATTTATTTTCATCGTGGTAGAAGAAAGATATGATTTTTCTTCTGCGTTATTTATAGTTCCAGGAATATCTTGAGATTCTCCTGAAGAAAAAGATCTAGTATAATAATCTTTATCCCATGAAGATTTAAAAACATTTACATCTTTTTTAGAAATTGCAATTTCATCAATTAATGGATATAACGGTAGTTTATCACTAGACTCAGATAATTTAGTAACACCCTCTGGATTAATTTCATTCACTTTGTGATAGAAGTGATTTTTAATAATACCCCAATTATTATCATGTATATTACCATCTTTAATAAAACCTACATTAAACGTAGTTCCGCATCTATTATATCTTTCATAATATGATTTCGCAGTCTCTAGTTCTTTAACACTATTTAAAGAATGTCTATATAAAATTGACTCTAATTTAGACTCATTAATATCAGTTGTAGATTGTAATCTATTTGATTTAAAATGAGTATACATATCTGTGAATATAATGACAGGTTTAAAATCAACAGTATAATCTCCATTGTGTCTAATCAAAAATGGATAATATTCAGGTTCTTCAGAATTAACTAAATTATATCCAATGATACCTTTAAATAGTTTATAACTCTTGGGCTTATCATTGTCCTCTTCTATACCAATAGATGCATATTTAACTATCTCGGTACCATCTTCGAAATTAATAGTAAATCTATTTTTATTTTCAGTACCATCTTCTTCAACCGTAGTATATGACACACTATCGTCATTTAAGTTTATCATATTTGCTACATTATTAATAGATAGTTTTTCTAATAACGACCTGTGTATACCAGTACCACCGTTGACATAATAATATTTAATTTGTCTTTGTATATAGTTTGGCATATATGTAACATCTAATACATCGGTAGGATCAGACACGTTAACAGGTAAAGACTGAATTTTAATAAGATTAGAATTTTCTACAGAAGCAATTGAAAATTTATATATGCTATTTCCTGGTGTATTTGGGTAAATATCCATTAATACGTCTCCGTATAATCCATTCTCACCTAATAATATTTGATTATCAAAATTAGGTTGACTTCCATCAAAGTGATCTATACCTTCTATTGAATATGGTGTATTACCTGTAAAATCAGCTTGATTCCAATTAAGTGCACCGTCGAATGTAGTATTAGCATATTCATAATCCCCTTCACTGTGATTATATAATATCTTATGATTTAATTCATACAAGAGTTTTCTATTCATGTTACCCTTAATCCAATAATCACTAATATCTACAGTAATAAAGAATATTACAAATTTGAATTTTTTATTTTGAATAACCTCAAAATCTATGTCATTTGCATTAACATCTGTTTTAGTCTTTAATAAAATACTAAATTTATATCCATTAAATTCGCTACTTTTTACAAAATCTAATGCTGTTTTATTAATAAATTCCTTTCTATTTTTTAAAATAACTTTAAGACCTTTAAATATTGTACTAGCAAATGAGCTTGTATCTCCGCCATCTATTAATGTATATTTTTTCTTTAATTCTGTTTTAAAGAATGTGTTATTAAAGTCGTCCTCTATATTTTGTATAAAACTATAATTACCAATATCGTTTCTCATTAAGTTTAGATCATCTACCGTTAGATTCTTTTCAAAACCTTCGGTAATCATAAACTTATCAAAATAATCATTTTTAACACTTTTAAATAAATCTGGAGTTAATTCAAAATCCTCGATATAATTAATATATGAGAACGTACTATTTAATTGATCATATCTTAAATATTTTGGAATTTTATCCATATAGAACCACTCATGGGTCATATCATTTTTATTTCTAGAAGTTGAAGTTATATCTGGGGAAAAATTAGTTCTACCAAAAGCCTCATTAGCATTCAAATAATATGGTTGATCTCTAACAGTTAAAGAATCTTTTAAAACCCACTTATTTATATTAGGAACTACTCTAGAATTAGTAGCAAATTCTTTTAGTTGATTCTCCTTTAATCTATCATACTCACTTTCTATTTTATCAGCAACATCATCATCATTAGACTCTTCTTTTAAAATACCTGATAAATTAGAGAAATAATCTTCAGGGTTAAGTGCGAAATTATCATCAAATATATCAGTTGCTGCCAATTTAGTGTTAAATTCACCAGTTATACTGTCTATATTATTTATAGCATTCGTATATGGTTCATAATCTATATTTTCTAAAGTTTCATACACTAATTCCTTTAAGTCAGAATTTGATTTATCATAAAAATCAAAATTCATATCATATATGTTATATGCAGAAAATAGGCCTATTTGTACTATATTTTGATTGAATACTCTAGCTTCTCCATTTTTCAAAGAAGACTTTTTATCTAATATAATTTTAGATTTATCCGAATTAGGTGTAGTAATATCCTCGACGATATCTATGACCTTATTAAATATATTTTTATAATTAGTTTCTAAATAATCTCCTACACTAATTTCGCTTAATGTATTATTATCTACCAAAATAGATTTTCCAGTAGAATTACCACCTGATAAATAATGTGCTCTCCATTGAGAGAGAATTGTATTTTCTCCAGATCTAAGTTTTAATAAGTTATTAATATCTTGATTTTCTACTTTAACAAAATCGATAACATTTTGAAGATTAACTAAAACAGCATGTTGTAGTAGTTTATAACCAGGCACCTTACTCTTGACCCAGATATCTGACCCTATGTTATATGCATCTAATGTTTCGCTATTTTGATCAATCGCTCCGGCTAATGCAGATGCAACTTCACCTAAACTACCCTGTGAAGAGTATTGCTGACCTTTATATGTGCCTTTTGGTAAAGTATAATTAGCAATATATGTACCTTTTTGAATATTAACGTTAGTCTGTAATTGATCAACTCTAATTATAGTACCCAATGTACCATAGACATACATGTTTAGATCTCCTAAATTGGTTTGTTTTTCTGTAATAACAAAAGATTCATCATTTTCATCTATTTCTAAATTTAGATAAAATTTAATAGACATTAATTCCCAGGAATTTTCTATATTTTCTTTAGTTTCACTAAAATTATTACCATTATTGAACGTAAGCGCATAATTTCCAGTAGAGTCACCTATGTTTATATTAACAGTTTCACCTGGAACATGTTTAATAAAGGTAAACTTATATGATTCTTCTCTAGAATCTAATAATGCTATTTTATCAGCACTTTCTGGGTTTGAAATAATAGACATCTTAACAAAATCAAATCCTCTTTCATTTGTATTAGTTAAAGAAATTGATCTACCAGTATGTGAGATACCAATACTTTTTTCTATTTCTCCAGATGTATTGTCTATTTTAACTTCAAACTTTTCAGTATCATAAACACCAGAGTTAGAAATTTTATAATAAACATCATTTATTTTTACATAACCAAGTGTTGGCGATGTTGTCATTTGTTTTTGAGAAGGTATTGCTGTAAATGGTTTTTCTGGATCTACTATTGAAGAAACCTCACTAAATTTAATTATATTATTATTAATAGAGTTAATCTCACCTATACCTGAATTTATATCATCAACGTATAATCCGAAATAACGATTTACACTATATTCACTTGCATTATCATCGTCAAATAAAAATTCTAAATTTAGTAAATTAGCACATAATATATCATTTCTTCTGAACCCATCTGTAATAAAGTCATTAGCCTCGATAATAGGCTTATCAGCTTGTACAAAATCTTTATAGATGTATTCCCCTTTGCTTGTAATTTCTCCTGACTTTAAGTCGATACCATTGAATTTAGTAGTTTCATTTTTACCAAAAGAAACAGTTATTGGAGATTTAGGGAAAGTTTCCTGTTGAATGTGATTTCTAATATATTTACCGAGAGCTGATTTTTTAGTCAAATCAAATGATTTAACAATCTCAGCGTTTTTAAGAATATCAGATATTCTATCAGTATTATTATCATAAACCTGCGTTTGATTAGAAGGATTCTTAACTTTAAATATTACAAAATTATTGGGCATGTTTTGATCTGCCCATATTGGTGCAAATATTCTATAGTCTTCTTCGTAATTCTTAGAATAATTATACGATGTTCCGTATTGATATGCTTCTTCTATTTGTTTCTCATATGAATCTAATACTGATAAATCAGATTGAGACCTATACGTTTCATATATCAAATCAGAAGGTGTTTTATTACCTTTAAAAAATCTAGAAACATCAACGCCGTAATTGCCATCAGGATTAATACTATTTTTTTTATATTTAATATTAGACAACTCTTTAGATGCACTTATGCTTTCTAAATAAACTTCATCACTAGAAGTAGTAACTATTTTAATATTTCCAGATAGTTTTGGATTAGTTCTTAACAATGGCTTAGCAACATTGTCTAAATTATAATTAGATTGTGTATTAAAATTAGGACCTGCATTAATAGTTTCATAACCATCGACGATAGGAAATGTGTAGGTATTAATAGATTGATCATTATCACCAATTATACATTGACTAGTTTTATCACTTTCAAATATAAGAACTGAAGACTCACTGCTTAGTCCTAAACTAATACCATCGGTTATAGTAGGCCTTTGTTGACTATTTATTAAAAATTCATTTAAAATATAAACAGCATCGTCTAAATCTTCTGCAGTAATTTTATAAGCGTATGTTAAACATTCACCCGTCAATTCTGGTTGGATTACATTACCATACGATAATTCATCTATAAAGGTTTTAATATAACTACCAGTGTCTCCTGAATTGACTGTATGTAATCCATCGATCACATATATTGGCCAATAAAGTGTTTTAGTAAAATTATTATATTGACTACCTAATTCTATCTCAGGATTAAGAGACATAAACCCATAGAATACATTCGTATCATTTACATTAGGAACCTCTCTTTGTATTTCGTTCTCCGTAATAGTGGGTATTTGGTATGCATCACATGTACCATACTCTGTTATATTTGAACCGCTTACAAAACTAGTAAGATCATAACCATACCACGATAAATTAACATCGTCTCCTTGGTTTTCCCAAACTAAATAATTTGAGTCTACACTAAATATGTTAGATTCGTGTAAATCAATAGGATCAAATGTGCTTGCACCTAATGCTGTTTTATAAACAGGTGTATTATTTTTTGCTAGATCTAATAAGTTATCAAATGGAGTAGAACCCAATGGTCTAGTATACCATAAAGTAGTTTCGTATACATCCGAATTACAAAATTTATTTATATCAGTTCCATCTAAATGAGGTCTATCAACGACTATACTAAATACTGAAGTTTCTTCAGCTTCTCCACATTCCCATTCTAATCCACCTTCAGGATTTTCACCCCAAGTATTAAGCGTAGATCTTTTGTAATATACTTCACTATCAATGTCGCTATAAATACCGCTATCTATTAATCCTGTTACAGTAGATCCGTTAGTACTTTGATATAAATTCGAAGCATATTCACTGCTAAATAATTCAATTCCATCACTTATTAATGATGATAGAGGCGATGTTTCAATATCACCGCGATACCATACCGTTAAGTATTGGAAATCATTGTCACAGTAAGCAATAGAATTTACAGAATATTTTACAACTGTCGATTTAGATGTAGAAACTGGTCCACAATCATTAATTTTAATAATTTTACCACTAGAATCTATTGTCAATATAACAGATGCTGAATTATCAGAAATTGGGAATAAATTATTAATACTGCTTGATGGTACTATAGTATTAGTTAAATTAACGTCACTATATATTGACATACCTATTTCTACTTGTGACACGTTATTTGCATCCTCTGTAGATATGTATGATATGTTATTTTTAGGTGCAAAACAAATAGAATCTATATCACTTCCAAATGAACCTGAATTTACAGAAATCCATGGAGCACTCTCTACATCTATAGAGACTGTTAATTGAGTAGACTCTGCGCCTTTAGAATCAGTTGCCTTTATAATCCAATTGTCTACACCCGAATAACCTAATAATGGTGTATACTTATAACTAAAAATATTGTTATTTTCACCAGTAAATTCTATTACACCGTTATTTACATCAGATATTGTAGTTATTGAAACACTATCATTATCTGTATCAATTACCTCAATCGTAAAATTAACAAATCCATTTTGAGTTACTAAAATAGTTCCAGGATTTTGAATTACTGGCGCTGCGTTTAGCGGATTTATTGTTATTGTACCCTCTGGTGAAATTTGTCCGCCCTCATCCTCTACAGTATATGTAAAAGAATCACTACCAATAGTGGACGAAGTATGTGTATATGTTGCTATTCTACCAGTAAGACTAACTATACCTCTAGTAGGTTGATCAACTATAACATAAATTAAATTATCTTGATCAGTTTGATCATCTGTTCCAAATAACGTAATATCTTCAGTAGCACCCCAATTAATATCATATGTTGCATCTATCGCAGACGGCGCACCATTAGGTGTCGCAGTCGGTGTAGGTGTTGCAGTTGGTGTAGGTGTTGCAGTTGGTGTAGGTGTTGCAGTTGGGGGTATTTCAGTAGCCGTAGGCTCTGGTGTGGGGGTCGGCGTAGGCTCAACTTCAGTCGCAGTTGGCGTAGGCTCAATTTCAGTTTCAGTTGGCGTAGGCTCAATTTCAGTTTCAGTTGGTGTAGGCTCAACTTCAGTTTCAGTTGGCGTAGGCTCAACTTCAGTCGCAGTTGGTTCTATTGTTGGTTCTGGCGTTGGCGTTGGAGAAGGTGTTGGAGTTGCAGAAGGTGTAGCACATTCATATATTTCACTTACGGTACCATCTCCACCTATTAGTAAAGAAAATGTATCACCATCAATGACATGCCATAAGCCTCCACCATCAAATACTGCACTGTCAAATATCTCATATAATATTGTACCGACTTCTATTGATGGTGTTATAGAAGCATCGTAATATAATGAAATTGAAGAATCTGTTAATCTATTATCACATGACGTTTGACCGTCATTATAACCGTTAACTTTAATCAATATTGCCGTAGGTGTTGCTGCCATTTATTTAAATCTTTTTATATAGACAGTACTCATGTCTGTATTATATATCCAGATTTATTAGTCACCGTATCTGGTCAACTTAGCAGCTCTAATAGAATTTAAATTTTTACCTTTAGGACTATATTTAGCAAATACTTCTAAATCAAATGAAAACTGTTGATCGTGTTTATCAAATATATCCAATCCTATTTTTTTAGTATATGTTAGATTGGGAAATCTTAATTTAGCTTGTCCGCCTATTCTACCTACATCTGAATCAGGATCATTACCAAAATAGTCTGTCATTCTATATTGGAATATAATATCTACCGAAATAGCGTTAGAATTATCTAAATCGCCGACACGTTTTTCTATAATCTTATTACTCTGTTTAGTATCTCCAGAAACTCTTAATGTATTTAAGTTAATTGGTGATAAAAACAAAAATGCTCCACAAGATCTTCCACCTAATAGATATTGATCGTTTGCATCAAAGGACATTTTAAATGTTCTGTCTCCACCTAATGATATTAATTCAGATGTTTTTTGGAATGCTAACTGTTGTGTTGCTTTAGTAGAATTTACAGCTGAAGTAGAAAAAGAATTACCAATCAATGAATTAACACCGCTGTATACAAATGTTGTTCCAGTTGCATATGTTGATGTAATAGGCATTGTATAAATAGCATTATCAACGAGTGTTTTAATGTTATTTTTCTGTTCAGCATCAGTTACATTGTTTTGATCAGCAACATTATCTAAAAAGTCAACATATAAGTTTTCTAAATCTGGATGACTTTTATGTATAAATAGTCCATTATTATAATTTGCAGCGCCTACCGTAGCAGTGCTGCACACGTCTACCATTGATTGTGAAAATTCAGGATCTAAATTGCTACCGTTATTTCTACCAAATGTTCCAGTCCATATAAAATCAACAGATTCACCATTACCAGTATGCGACAATATTGAAATAGTATTACTATCTACATTCATATCAGCATAACTTAATGCATACTCATAATTAGTTAATTTAGATACACCAGGTTCTAATAATGACTCGGTAACATACAATGGATTTTGATTTGCAATATCCATAAATCTAGAATATACAAATTGTCCACGTCTTTGTGCGGATTGATATGGTGCCTCAGCTAATAAATCATATGATGTAATAGATGAAGTATCTATATTTTGATATTGTATTGGAGCCAAATCGTATTTACCTTCAGATGTATAATAGTTATCAGATGCAACCTTAGGATCTATGTTTGCTGTCCCAGAATCATTTACCATTACACCAAATCCATTATCTGTAATAGCATCTCCAGCTGCGCTGGATTTATACGCCGGTAAGTTTCTGTCACCGACTAATCTAGCCACTAATTCTAATTTAGTTGCTTTAGTGTTTTCTAATAAAAGCTTAAATGTCTTAGTGACAATATGACCCTTTTTAACCGTTAAACTTGCAACCTCATCTGTATAATACCCTGCAAAGATTTGGTTCTTAGTACCGTTGTTAATCACGGTTACTGTTCCATCTTCATCCATTACTTTAACGACCAGTTCACCTAATTCAACTTCTACAGTACCTTTTAGTTCAGCTATTTGAGCTTCTAATTGAGCAATCTTATCATATACTGAAATGGGTTTTTGTTCATTAGATAAAAATCCTGATGCGATACTTGTCGCACTATGCGCGTAATATTTTTCATTAGCGCTAAATGAATCGTCAATATGTGAAAATACGCCTTTAGAAATTAATTCTTCAGATATTTTAACTGCTGCTGTTTCAGCTGAATTTGACATTAATAAAGTCTCTACATTAGAAGTGTCTATTTCAGTAATAGGGAAATCTATGGTAATAGCTTCTGACCAATCAGAGTATATTGGACTAGTTGGATAACCTGCTTCAGAGACAGACTTGACTCTAATCTCTATTAGTTCACCTTCATTAATAGGTAAATCTAATTGATTAAAATTAACTTCTTGTGCATCTTCTACTAAACTATCTTGCCATTCAAATTTACCAGTTTCAGAATTTCTATAGCGATCTCTTGGCTTAGTTTTAATTTCATTCCAATTAGAAAATACTGCAGTTTTTTGTCTAGTACCTTCAGTGAAAGGTAATTGTGTTACTTCACTAGCTTTACCACTAGTTGAAAGATATCTATATTGTAATACGAATTGAACAATATTTTGATCTAGTGTATCTGCAGTTTTCTTTGATGATGGTATTTCCCAAAATCCTCTAACTCTGTATTTAGGTGCAATCTTAGTTACATTTGAACCAGATGCTAAAGATTGTATTTGATTTACAATACTATTATATAAACTAGTCTCACTTGTTCTTTGAGTAATTAAAGAATTTAATTCGTTTCTATCTTTATCTTTTTGAATAGTAGAATCATATTTCTTAGTAGACATTTCTGACCTCTTTTTAACAATAGTCTCGTCTAATTTTTTTATATTCTCTTCTACATTAACTTTATCAGCAGATAATTTTTTAATCTTATCAGCAGTATCATTAGCTGTCAGGTGAGCATTGATTTGCACAACCTTAAAGTTGTTAACGTCTAACAATGGAGCATCAGGTGTGATACCCTGGGTTGCCGGAGGAATAGAATCCTCTTTAAGTGCTGAAATATATTTACCAAAGTCTGCAACTTCAGCTTTGTAATAATCATCTAATCTTATTTGAGAACCATCTTCTTGAATGAGTGTTAATTCATTAGTATATAGGCCAATTCCAGGTGACCAGTTTTCAGCCAATATTTTTGAATCAGGATCAATCGCTTTAACAAATACCAATAATCTTTCATTAAAGCCAACATTGATATTAATATTTAAATTAGAGTTATCATTTTTATATATGCCTAATTGATTAGAACCTACTTTAATAGATTCATATCCTTCTACCACCAATAATTCAACTTGATTAGTAGAACCATCAACTCTAGTTATTCTATATCTAGTATTTTTAGATCCACTCTGAACCATCAACTCATCTCCTATTCTAAGCATCTCAGTTTCCATAAGATCTTTAGTAGAATCAGTATACGTTAATTTATCTAGTGTGTATAATTTAATAGCTCTATTTTTAACAACACCATCAACAGTTACTTCTCTCTTAGAATTATTGATTTTTAAAACATCAAATTTACCCGTAAATTGAGCGCTCCTATATGGCAAGTCTCTTGTGTCTTCGTCTAAAGTATATGATAAATTATTATTTGCAATATCTCTAATTACAGTTTCATAATCTAAACCATCCTGGTTTTTAAAATTAGTATTGAAGTATTCAACAGTTGTTGCATTAGAAGAATTAAATACAATCCTTTTAACTAAAATTCTCTCAGTGTTATTTGGTATTTGACCACTAACATTTATACTCGTTGTTAATATAGGATTTAAAAAATCTTCAAAAAAGTAATTTGGCTTTGTTGAAAAATTTATAGGTCTATTAAATGAAGTAATATCATTCGCTGGAGTCTTTAGTGTAGAAGTTATGATATTTTGGTATGTACCATCCGGTAATTTAATTCTAGTATTACCTTTGCCTAAACCAGAGAGAGATTTTAAATTAGTATCTAATCTCTCTAATTCTCTTTTCATATAACCGAATGAGGGCACATATACTGTTTTAGAGCCTTCATCTGTTAGTATCTCAAGAGGTACATCCTTTTGATCAGTCGTGATCGCCTCATTAATTCTCTCAAATGTCTTTAAGGAATTAGAGTTAATTTCAAGTAGTTTCTTGAGCGAATTAGAAATAGAGTTATTAGTGTTCATATTATCTTAAAATATCAGCTTCAAATTGATAATTAGCAGGATCAATACATACTAATTCAATATATGGTTTATTTGTTATTAATTGACTAGGGTTTATATCAGCCACTAACACGTCATAGTTAGTAGTAGTGCTAGTCCAAATTTTAATATTATTACCTAACATGTTTATCGTGTCAAATACTATTTTAAATGTTTGTCCTTTTTTCCAAGATATAACACCGTCATCTATGTATATATTAAGATCACTTTCGGGATCATTTTCAATAAGACCGTTAAGGCTTAATCTATTAGAAAAAGATTCTAATCTAGACCAAATTGCAAACTTTGAAGCACCGGCTCCAGCTAAACCTATGTCAAACTTATTTGTTGTTGAAATTTGACCAGCTATAGCATTTCCAGTAATATTCCAAAGATATACATTACTTAGTGTATAACCGTCTATCGTACTATTGATTTTAATTTTATTAGGAATAGATTTATCGATTTCTGTACCTTTACCCGCAAATATAACATCTGTGTTATATTGTAATTCAACTGGAATAGAACCGTCTATTAATTTATTAATTCTATTATGTGCCTTTGAAATTAAGTCTAATAAAGAATTAGAATCTGCCAATTGAATTGAAGCATTTTGGAAATCTTCTTCTAATTCAGCAACTCTATTAATAAGAGATGCCGTATCTTCGCTTGCAGTAACTAAATTTTCTATACTATCTAATCTAGCATCTATGTTAGCATATCTGTTATTGGCTTGAATAAGAAGTTCAGTTGCATTCTCCAGCGCAGTCGTTGTATCCATGAATAAATCCATGGAGAATGTTGTGAAATCATTAACGCTTGTTTCAACACCTACGTTATCTAATGAAGAATTAAATTTAAGATTTAATTTTAATGAAAAAGCATTACCATTAAGACCTGTAACTTCATTCGGTTTATATTTAATTTGCTCGTTAATTTTAGAACCAGGCCCATAAGAATCTTGTATATCGTCTAATATTAAAATACCATACAAATTAGTCGCTCTATTTGCAGGTACTGATTGGCTATAAATGTCATAGTAAACTAAAATAGCATTAAAAGTAAACTTTTGACCTTTTTTAGCAAAATCTAATAAAGACTTAACATCAGGGTTATTATTTATTTCTTCATAAGCATTGGCATTAAATTCCAAACCAACACTATTTGTCGCATTAGTTTGAATATTGTAATATGCTCCACTATTAGAAGTATAATCATCCACTACAGTGTTAATATTAATATTAGGATCTGGGTGTGTTTGACCAGCTCTGCCTTCTATATAATCCGAAGCGTATAATTTAGTTGCCGTGGTATTATAATTACCCGGTTTAAACAATACAGTTGGTGTATAACCAACAGACGTTGGTACATTAATGTATACTTCGTGATATGTGTTACCTTGATATGCAACATCATTCTCTACGTCAATAGTACCTAAATACTTTACAACTCTATCATAATTATCACTCGCAAATGCTCCATTAACTTTTTCAGTGTAATTACCAAATAGTGTTTGATTTGAATCCGCTGCAACAAAATCAATTGCGCCTAAAGCAGATAACCATTTGAAGAATATTTTTTCAGCATCAGATTGTAAAATGATAGGATCATAATCGTCATCTTGCAACAGAAGTTCTTCTAAGTTCAGTGCATAGTTCTGAAATGTTTGAGCGAAGTCAACATTCGGCATACCAGGGACATAGTTTTGTCCTGAAGCTTGCTTAAGGTTTAATTCGAAATCAATTGTGTTAGAACCATTAACTGAATCAGTAAAATCTGGAAGATCTAATAAAGCATATTTACTAAACTCAAAATTTAAATCTGAACTGTTAAAAGCCCTAGTCATATCTCTCGCAGAAGATGCGAAAGCATACATTGTGCCGCCCATTGGCTGCGGTATTCTAACTAGAGGAGTTGCCATCTATTCTTTAAGTTTTGTTTTATACGATTGTTGTTGCGTGTGATGAAATAACGTACCATACGTCATCAAAACATCTTAGTGTTACTGTTGAGTTTAATCCATCTAAAGCGATTGATGTAGCTCCTAAAGATACATTTGCTCCCGGTAAAATTGATTTTGAATCAGAATCTACATTGATAATTGTAACTTCTTGACCATCAACTGCCTCAGGTAATGTAAAGTTTACATCAACAAAATAAGTAATAGCCTCTATAGAAGTAGGAGTTACTTGTGTAGTTGGTATTTCTTTAGTACCTAATACTCCGCTTTTAATCAAAGATCCACCAAGTGATACTGATGAACCGAATGTTGCAGCAGTACTAAATACAGCACCTAAATTACTTACACTTAACAAGTTTACACCTGCTTGTGAAATAATTAAATTTTCTGTAGTAACGCTTAGTAAACCCTCTAACGTCAATGTAGTCGGGTTTAGTAGTGAAATAACAGATGCCAATTCATCGTTTAATAACTCAAAGTTACTATTAATGATCGGTCTAGATGAAGAAACTGAATCAGTTCCTAAAATTTCAGTAATGTTTGCCATTTTATTGTTTTTATTATTTTACTTTTAACATGTTCCTTTTTATAAGGTTTTTATTACCATGTGTATCTTCCGCTTCCAATTGAATTGAATAGTATCCAGGTTCTTTGAAAATGTAAGTTAACCACATATTATTATAGTATATATCAGTGATTTCTGGGTTAGTTATATTTGTAATAGTCCATTTTGAATTTTTAGCACCTGGGAACTTAGAAATATCTGTAGAAATTGTAACATGAGTAGATCTTTCTACTTCAGCAAAATCTTTAAATATCTTAGTATCGTCAAATGTTGGATTGTAATGTTTAACATGTACTTCACCACTTATATTAGAATTTGACGAAGGATTTATTTTCTCAATATAGACTTCTTCAAAGTCATATGTTTTTGAATATTCCCAACCTACGGCTAATATAAATCTAAATACATCGCTAACATCATTGTCATCAAGATCTTCGAACACTGCGTTAAAATTAAACTTACTAATTACAACGTCTTCACTTGCATTTAGCTCATCCATAATAGCAGTCCAACCATTTACGTCATTGACAGTAGTAGGAGTGGCATTAGTTATAATGTGTTCACCAAAGCTTATTGCTTTTGTTATTGGATCTTGGAATTTTATTACTAATTTATCACCCTGTTGAATGTCATTTATTTTAAAACTGGCCGTTAAATCTGGTCCAACTCTCATGAAGTCCCATGAAAGATGTTCAGTATCTTTATATCTGAATGTAGATTCGTCCCATTGGTATGGTCCAGTAGTCTCTGTAAAGCCAGTTCTAGAGTAAGTATCAATATATCTTCTAACCGTTGAAAACCTTAAACCTTGATCTTCTTCCAGATGCACATAGTTCGCACGATCTAACGTTAAATAAAGAGTAGCAATAGCATCATCGATTTGTGTTACATTATCTTGAGGAGAATCCCAATAACCGCCTGAACCATTCCATGGTAACGATTTGCCGTCCCATGTTTGGTTTTCTAACCACTTATAAATACCATATAATTCTAGTTGTTTTAATTTAACATCGATAAGGTCTTTATGTTTATAATAAGACATGTGTCCAAATAAATCGTATGTTCTCATTTCGACATCATATAAATCATCATGTGGTAATATTAATGGGAAAACTAAATAATCATCAATAGGACCTCTATATGTTTTACTCCAACCGGTACCTTTACCAGTAATTAACCATTCTATTTCATATACCCATGCTTTCCACCAATTATCCCATGTAACTAATAGTGTTTCATTTGGATTGTGTGCATCTTCCCATGTAAATTCAGCTTCATCCCATATGTCATCAAATGATTCAGTTCCATCTAATAATACTGGACATCCTATAGGAATATTAGGATTATAAGAGTGTAATTCTCTATCATGATATGTTTCATAAAATAATCTAAAAGCATCCTTTAACTCCGCTCTTTCATCATACGTAAGAGTGCTTTCTTCTCCTACTTTTAAATTAAGAAATTTATTATAGTTATTAATAAGACTGTTTTGATCTAAAGATGGTTTTAAAACCATTGATAAATCCTCAACAAAAAGTTGTCTATCGTTTGGAAATATATTAAATTTAATAGTGTGACCTTCGCTAAAGAAATTAATATCATTTTGAATATTCCAAACGTTTATATTTCTTTGTGTAAAATAATCACCTTCAGCTGTGATATCTATTATTTTAGATTGTAATGGTAAATATTCTTTTTGTAATTTAGCCTTAAGTCCATATAATTTAATTAAAACCTCTTCGGGTGTATAATCAAATGTTTCAGTTACGTTAGGTATATCCCATTGATCATATGTCCCGTTAGGTTCATTTAATCTATATACTAAACTAAACTTACTTGTTTTTTTCATTGTACTAGAAGGCAACTTAAATTTAAGTTTCTTTCTAGTCATTTCGCCTCTTGTAGAAGAATTAGCAACAGGTATTGCAAATAGTTTACCAAAGTTTTTTACTCCACTGTCTACATTTAACCAATACTCTTTTAGAGTTAATTTATTATATCCAAAGAAATCGATTGCATTTAATATAGCTTTATATGTACCGACAAATGGTTTAATATTGTGTAACTCTAATAAAAGCTCTTTTCTTTTTCTATTTAGTAATTTATAGTCAGGCGACATTTCACTAATATCGTGATCTTTAAATAACATAAAGTCAGCTTCATCTAATGCTGCGCCGAAGTTTTGTAATAACACTTTAAGTCTTTCGTCCTCAGTAACTACTTCACCATATATTTCTATTTGAGCTATTAGTGTTTTACTACCATCCACACTACTATAAATATTTAATATTCTAGTGTGTTGACCAGACTGTGTAGAATTTAACGCTATATTTATTTGAATAGCAGAATTATTAATTGTATTAAGGTGTTTAACATCATCAATGATTGAATCTACTGAGCTATAATCAATTAACTCTATCGATTGTGATTTTAATTCACTAATGACTGGTAAATTACCAGAATGATCTATGTCATATAATATAATAGATTTACTATTAAATTTATCAACCTCTTCCCATTCAAAAATAAGACTATCTTTGTCCACAGAATCAGATATAGGAAAATTAACTATACTGTCACCTCTATATACACATTCTTCTAATATAAAAAGATTAACTGTTTCGTATAGACCTGCAGAAACTTCTGGTAAATGAATAGTTCCAGTATATACGTCAAAATCATCCTTTTCAAAATTGAGATCGTATTCTAATCCTCTAAAAAATCTTAAATTGTTGTACATTATCTCGTTTCGTTATCGTCTTCTTTGACGGTATAATTTTTATAATTGTTAAGGTATCTGGTACCCTTCAATAAATATTTAATAGTATCATCCATAAATATTAGAAAATGCTGGATAGTCTCGTTTCTTTGAATGTGTCCAGAAAGAGATCTACCTATAAATTCTCCGGGTGGTAATTCTTCATACTTATAACCCGCGTTTAACCTAGAATCCTTTCTAGATTTTACAAAATCATATCTCTTACGTCTTCTATATCCTAATAAGTTGTCGAATAATCCCATTACTTAAGTGCTCTTCTATTTCCAGCTTGAACCCTAGTGTAAATTGTTTTAGGCACAGGATCTGCTTCAAAGTTAATACTAACGGCCGCTTCTGCATTCATTAGCACATCATCTTCTATTAAATCACCATCTCTGTCTAACCATCCACCTCTAAATACAGCAACTTCTTCTTTCTCCATGATAATATCTCCCCACTGATCTAAACCTCTCACGTGATCTGGTATTTGAGTAGATTCATCTACTGTTACTAGTTTAACATCTTCTATTTTCTTAAAGAAAACATATTTTTGTTTACCGTTTCCTATAGTTTCTAGTGTGACAGGTTCTTGAGGTACTACACTGATATTAACAGATTCGTAATAACCTTGTCTTCTAGCGGTTTCTTCAGTTTCTGAAATAAATCTAATATTAACAGCATCTATACCTTCTATTTCTTCTAAGATATAAATAATATCAGATTTAGGTAATTTATCTCTTCGAGTAATATTTAATAAATATTCTGAAACTTTGGATCTAACACTATTGTATATTTCTTCTTTAGTGTAACCCTCAAAGTATCTAATATTAATATCCATACTATAGTGTCTAACTTGTGGTTTAACGAAAACAACTTCAGTTGTAACCATTTGTTGACCGCTATCTTCTAATACTTTATGCATAGCATCATACTCACCTTGATCTAAAAACATTTCTTGTTCAGGCATGCTAAAATAATCTTGATTTTTTGCTAATTTTTTCTTAGCATCTGGAATAGCAAAAATATAAATAACATTATCGTCATCTAAATATTGATCATCTGTAGTATTATATGCATCTATATATGAGAACATATTATATCTAGATAAAAAGTATTCATAATTATCGGGTGTAGCTAGGACAAATGATTTACTAGCTAATGGTGTCATTATTTTAGTAAATTGAGTAGATTCTCTATCGCTCCCCATTTTAGGTGAAGATGTAATAGTAACATCTAAAAATTCATTTAGATCATGTTCAGTTCCCAGTGAATCGGAACCAACCGCGTCCCATTTGATAGTTAAATCAGGTGAATCATCTAAATTACCATTTAAACCACTGTGTTTTACATATTCAACAACTATTGAAGCACCTGCGGGTGGTATAGCACCAAAACTACCATTTCCAAAATAAATATCTAAACCTCCACTAATACCTGTTTTAACTAGATATGCTTTTTCTTCATAATTAATATCATATAAAGAATTATGTTTAGTCCATAACTCACCATTTACGCTTACACTAATTTTACTATGATCAGTCAGACCACTAGTATTGACATTATAAGACTGTAGTTTTTCACCAGTTGCAGTTAATGTTTGAGATTCAAATTCACCTTGAATTATAGAAGTTCTAAATGAATTAAAATTTGTTTTTTCTAGTTTAAATTTATCTACAGAATTTAATAGAGTGTAAGTTAAACCATTTATGTCAAATTTAAGTTTAGCTCTACCGTCTATATTTAATGTGCTACCTGCAATTTTAGCCATATCTGCACCTGGTTTCCACCTAAAATCAATCTCACCAGTCGCTGCAAAACCTCTAGTTGCGTCATGACCGGTTAATCTAGACATGCCATAAATAGATTCAGGTTGTTGTGCAGTGTATATGTTTTGTTCAACGACAGAATCTTCTATATAGAACATAACTAATTCTACCATCTCAGATAAGACGCTCAGTATCTGTGCAAAAGGAGAAGCAACTGTAAATAAGTTGTTTGCTCTTTTATACACTCTAGAAATATAAGTTCTAGCGTCATTATTTATTTGACTAGCACTTGTTCTAATTGTATTTAAAAATTTTAATTCTGCCATTTTTTTGTATACTTTTTTATAGCATGCTTATTTTTATAGCATATCTACTATCTATTGTAATATCGATTAAACCAATATCTCTAACTTTACCCTTTAAAAACTCAACATTAACATCTATATTGAATTTTTCAGCTAATGGACAATATTGATTTATTTGTTCAATTATAATAGATTTCACATTATATGCACTTGCGTTGAAATCATATATAAGTTTTTCTAAATCACAACCAAATCTATAACTACCCATCACTTCACCCGTATTAGTAAATAAAAGTGTTTGAATTTGTGTAATCAACATTTCTATTTCACTATTAGTTTGAACTTGATACGGATCGTAATTAGGATCAGTCGGATATTTTATGTATAATTCCATTTATATATTTATCTTGTTTATTTACGAATGCATCATCCAATCTACACCTTCGTCTCCCTTAATCTCTTCTTCTATAATACTAAGTTCATCATCTCCCATCGACTTAATAGCATCATAATCAAAATCGACATTACCGGGTAAAGCAAACTTAAAGATTCCAAGTTTAGTACCGATAGATTGTTTAATTTTAGCGCTAACATATCTAAAGAAAATCTCATCTTCATATAACGCGCAATCAGGAATAGTTTCGTAAATCTCCAGAATAACATCACCCTTTGGTGTATCTCCTAAAAACTTAAGTTCACCAGTTAAACTGGAATATGCATAAGAAATGGGGTTCTCTAGGATCTGTCTAGACAAATCTGCCATTGAAGCATTCAATACATAGTATTGCAATTCTTCTGCAGCCTCAGCCATTCCAGAACCTTCATACATACCTCTAAACAACATTCTCTCCATTGAGAAGTCACCACCAGACTGGAATCTAAGATCTAATCCACCTCCTTGACCATGGAAACCAGACATTAGGTCATATAATCCATAAACAGAAAATACTCCACCTCCGCCATCTAAACTTGGTCCTGGTAAATTAAGAGTTCTGTGAGATTTAAAATAATCACTACTAAATACGCTATTTGGAATATGGTATAAATTCTCTTTTACAGAATATTCATATTTTTTATAAAACCATTTTTTAGCTCTCTTAATTATATTAATAATTTCTTTTTGTGGTAAATTAATAGGAACCATACATGCTCCTGTGATATCGTCACCTAATTCATCTAGAAATGCGTTCAAACAGTTTGCATCAAATTGTCTTCCGGTTGTCAAGTCGTTATTAGACCCGCTTCTAATTTCACTCATTATATTAGTTTATTTTTTTACTTACTACTATTTCAGTTTCTTCAAATCTAGCGTCTTTACTTCTAAAGCCCTCTCTAAATATTCCACCTATCATTTTACCTTTAAACATAGTGTCTCTTCCGGCAACATAACAGTTGGTTAATTCACAACTTCCATGCGTATAACATGATTCTACTTTAGACTCTTTTACTTTAGTACCTTTATATAGACTACACATCATAACAGCAGAACCATTAACTTCACAATTATAAAAACTACAGTTAGTTATATTACCTGTTAATTCACAGTCTATAAATTCAAAATTTTCTAGTAAATAAACCGTTGGAAACTTTCCATCTTTCACTTGAACTGCACCATAATCTGAATCGTAGTTTATAATTCCTGCTTCCATAGAACCATTGACCAATAAATCAACAACTCTGTGTTTAAATCTTTCCCAGTGTACATTAATAATAGTAGGATTACTTTGTAAATCTACTAATATTTCTATATTAGGCCAATGTTTATTGACATTAGTATAATTTTTAAGTGCCTCTGAAATAGGTTTATTTTTATTTAAAATTCTCTGAAGTTCTATTTTATTTTCAGCTGTAAATCTAGGATCATTACAAGAATGCCACATTTGCATTAAAAAACTCTCAGTTAAATAAAGTATATTATCAACTTTCTTTTCATAATTTTGACCTCCTAAGTATCTGAATTCTAAATAATTCTTTTCCTTCTTTGAAAAGTTTATTCCATAGTATTTAGTATCGGCAAATTTAAAATTATTAGATGCAATTTGATTTGCGTCAAAATGAAATGCTTCCCATTTTGGCATTACCCATTTAACACTCTTTGCGTATGCGGAATTTTCTCTATTAGGAAAGAATTTATAAACTTGTTTTTCATCAAATTCTAAAATAAACTTAAGAACGTTCATTCTAGAAATAAGATCTTTATCTTCTAAGAATTTTTTATCGAATGATAAATTAACATGAATTGATGCTCTATCGTTAGTGTATCCGTTTTTAGATATCCAATCTAAAACTTTGTTTACAACTATTCTAGCATTTCTATACGGAATAGGTCCTGTAACTAGTTCCATTAGACCTTTTCCACCCGACATATCTGGTTCTATTTTAAATTCTTCTGCAGATGGTTGGAAATCCGAATGAGCTTTGTCTTCCAACCTAATCTTACGATCTAGAAGCTGAGCCAAAGATTTTTTGGTAGCTTCTAGATCGATATTAGAATAGAATTCAAATTCAACACCCATAAGTGCTGCATTCAAAATTGATTCCCTTGAAGAATCTATATTTAATTTTTGCATATTAGATTATGATATTATCGTTTCAATATATATCACACTCTCGTTGCAATAGTTATTGAGGCATCTTTAAAAAGACTTTCATTGAATCAACATCGATTCTTGTAATTTGAACAGTGATCTTATCACCGGCCTTAAATACACTCATAACTTCTTCACTTAATTCGCTTACATGTAACAGTCCAGTAACGCCCTCTTCTATTGTAATGAATAGACCATAGTCTTTTTTAGTCTTAACAGTAGCTTCTATTACAGAAGGAATGGTGTATCTTGATGTGATATCGCTCCATGGATTTACTACGATATTTGCTTTCTGTGTTAACGTAATTTTTGTATTACTTATGATATCTTTTACCATAAAAGATATTTGATCACCTGGTTTAATTTCTCTAGCTTTAAATTTAGCTAAAGTTTCTTCGTCTAAGTCATTATTATGAATCATACCGGTTAGACATTTATTAAACTCTACAAAAACACCATATTTTGCAGTTCCTGTTACATTTCCGGTAAGAGTTTCGCCTTGTGTTTCTTTTAATGACGATATTTCATTAGGAATTAACGCTTGTAAATATTTTCTATGAGAAACTACCAATGTGCCTCTTTCTGGTGAGAAACTAACTGGCACAACATATAGTTCTTTACCAATGATGGATGAAAAATCATGCAGTTTATTAATTCCAGCAAGTGATCCTGGCATAAAACACTCAATACCTTGAATCATTACCATGTAACCTCCATTTTCAATCATATGCGTTACAGTACCCACCCATGCGGTTCCACCTGTTTCTACACCTTCTCTAAGATCCATGAATACGCGATGTTTAACACCTCCGTGAATTGATCCTAATATATGTGAGTTTTTAGCAAGTTGAGTAATTAAAACAGATGTTTCATCACCTGGTTTTAATGCTTGTATATCAGCAGGTTCTTTATCATATTTAACGTATATTAATTCTCTATAACCAATATCAACGCTAATAAATTCAGAACTTACTCCGTAAATTTTACCTTCATGAATTTCACCTACATTTAGTTTAGTAACTAATTGACCGTATTTACTGTCAAATTCCGTTAGTAAGTCATAAAAATCTTGTGCGTAATCTTCTCTAGAAAAAACTTTATCTCCTCTTAGAGTTCTGATATGTGGATTGGGTTTTCTTGTTTTAGATGGGCAACTAGCTTCATATGCGTCCCACATAAATTCACCATTTTCATCGTAATAGGATTCGGTGACATCCTGTAAATCTTCTTGTGAATTTTCAACTTGATTGTTTACTTCTTCGATTTTAGTTTCCTCGACTTTAACTTCGCCAATTCTAACTCTTTTGTTTTTTTCGTTGTTCATTTATTTTTATATTAAAGGTGTAACATAATATATATCTAATTAATTATTAGAATACCACAGGTACAAAACCAACCATAGGTACTGGACCCACTGGTGTAGGTATACCTCCTAAATAAAGTAATTTAAATTCCAATAAATGCAAAGCATATGCTGCAGCGACCGCAGTAGAAACCGCAAGTGCAGGTGGCATTGGGGCAGGTAATACACTAAATGTTTTACCAGTATTCCAAGCCTTCCTTAAATTATTAGCTAATCTTTTTTTACTGCCATAATATAGCGGTATGTAGATACCTGTTAATGGCGGAGGAATTAACGCAGGTAAAGCGGATGGAGTTGGTGCAAAAGGTTTTACTAAACATGCATACCAGTAAGCAATAGTAACGGCTGCCATTTCTTCATATGGA